GGGGCTGAAGGGTTTTCTAAAACAACTTCTGAGGCTGCTGACAAATGGATAAAAGAATATGAAGTTCTCACTAATCAGTGACATGCATGTGGATTTCCCACAACCCAAGACTCCGTACGAGAAGTTGGAGAAAGTTGTTGTAGTTGCAGGAGACACTAGCAACGGCCTTGAAGGTTTGAAGTTTCTACAAAAGATGCGGAACAAAGGCTTCGAGGTTCTTGCTTGTCCGGGCAACCATGAGAACTATGCTAACATAACTACGGGTCGAGACACCGTGGAGACGGAAGCACGTTTTCGAGAGGAGTATCCTGCAGAAGTTGAAGTAGAAGGAACCCCTTTTATCCTTAAGACTGGTTGGTATCAAGTTGCTGACGAGGAGTTGTGGCAAGGGTACATGAATGACAGCAAACGCATGGTTGTATCTGCAGATAAGATGAACATGCTTGCTCGTCGAGATACGATGCTAATTCGACAAACTCTGAAGCAATGGAAAGATTACCAGAAGAAAGGGGTTGTTGTAACACACATGGCTCCATGTCTTGAAAGCCTAAACCCAAGGTTTGCAGGGCACTTCAGCAACGACTGGTATTGGAATCCGTTTCTTAAAGAACTTCTTATTGAGTTCAAGGATCAGATTCTTGTCTGGTGTCACGGGCATACTCACGCTGCTGCAGACGTAGTAGTTGAAGGAGTTCGTGTAGTTTGCAACCCTCGCGGCTATCCGGGAGAGAATGAAAACTGGGAGCCTTGGACGATTGAGGTTTGATATGGAAAAGAAAAAGTACGACGCCCTCAAGGAATTTGCTCATGCGTATTATTGGGGGAAGTCCGATAAATACAACTGGTCTGATAAAGACGATGAAAAGCTTTTAGCTGATTTGAAGAAAAAGTTTTTTATGTGAAAATAACTGTTGACATTTGAGTCAAAAGTTGGTATAATGTAGTATAGGGTTAGCGCCTTATAATTTAAAATACGTCGCATGGCGACTATGAAAGGAAATAATTTAATGGCAAGTAAGACTCAGACGTTCGTTATCCGTGGTAAGGCAATGTACGCTAAGATTCTCGGTGAACCTATTCCTAACTATGACAAGTCTGGTAAGGAATGGAAGATGGACCTGCAACTGACGGACAAGAATAGTCTGAAGGAACTTAAGGCTGCCGGAATCGGCGACCGAGTAAAGACCAAGGACAACTACCTTGATGGTTCACCGTTCATGTCTTTCCGACAGGCTGAATACCGTAAGGATGGTGTAACTAAGAACGAACCTATCAAGATTGTTGATGCTGCGGGCAAGCCGTGGGATGATAACAAGTTGATTGGCAATCAGTCAGACGTTGATGTTAAGTTTGTTAAGATGGACTTCGGTCCCGGGAAGAAGCCGGGTGTCTATATCCGGGCAGTACGAGTGCTAAATCTTGTACCGTACGAGAAGGATGACTTCGGAGCTATCACAGAAGATGACGAGTTCTTCCAAGAAGCCGTGAAGGTGAGTGATGAAGAGTTCGCTAAGGACTTTGGTCTGCAAGGTGATGTTGATGACCTTGACGATGAACTCCCTATGTAAAATAGGAGATAGGTTGACTATACCCGGCTACAAAAAGTTCAATCGTAGGACAAAAACTTACGAAGAAACTTTGCAAGTTTGGGAAGTCGAAGCAGTGTCTGATACTGGTATCAAGCTGAAACCTATCTGGAATTGAGTCTCGACCGTGGGTGCGCCCAGCGCGGTAGAGTAAGACGCAGCACCTCGACAGAGGATAAGTAGCTGCTACTGGGCTGCTTTTAATGGAGATTGTATGGTAGTAGGTCTTTTGATTGTTGTTATTGCAGTAACACTTATGATGTGCGCTAAGTGACTAAGAGGATTGATATTGTATTCAAGCGTACGGGTAATTTCGTCCAACGGGGATACGCTTCTGTAGATGTAGCTGAGGGTCAAGACTGGCGAGAGAAGGCTTATGCTCTAGCTCTTGCAGAGTTCCTTCCTTCGTCCGTAGTCTACGACAACGACACATGGGAATTTGATACAGTATTCGTCGAAGAGGATAACGACAATGCTAAACCTGACACAACTCCAAGAACTTAAATGGGCGATTGACTATGTTGTTGGGTACGAAACTGACAACTCTTGCGGTGATCCTGATTGTTGTGGAGGGCCTTACTACGAACGTGAAGACTTTCTAGAGTCTATAGAAACATTGAAAAAGTTTGGAATTGACTATGAAGACTCTTGACACCCTCGGTTTCTATGCCTTTTAAAGACGAAGAGAAGCTGAAAGAATACAGAAAATATTGGTATTCTAAAAATAAGGAAGAAGTCAAATTTAGGTCTACCTCTCGGTACTCTTCGTCATCAAACTCGAAAAAGTTGCTATCAGCTGCGAGACAAAAGGAGTTCTCGAAATGGGTTCAAAAACACTTTCAACATTAGTTGATGACGTATACGCTTTGTTCGACCCAAACAAGATGCACGAGCCTAACGAAGAGAACCTAGATCAGTTCGCCGAGAACATGAAGAACATCATGCGGGTACGGCTAGCCTCTCGTGAAAATGTTCGTGACCCACTACGCTTCTCAGCTCTTGGTAAGCCTGATCGCCAGCTGTGGTATATGGCTAAGGGGTATCCTGCAGAAGAGATGACGTCTAAGACCTTCTTCAAATTCATGTATGGCGACGTAATTGAGGCTCTTCTTCTATTCCTTGCTAAAGAATCTGGTCATGATGTTCAAGCTGAGCAAATGGAAGTTGAGGTGGATGGCGTCAAGGGTCATATTGATGCTATCATTGACGGTGTCGTCGTTGATGTCAAGTCGGCTAGTCCCTACTCGTACAAGAGATTCAAAGATCATTCACTCATTGAGAACGACTCTTTTGGGTATATCGAGCAAATCTCTGGCTACACAAGTGTCCTTACTCCGGGAGAAGGTGGAGCTTTTCTTGCCGCCGACAAGGTAAGTGGTGACCTCACAGTGATGAACGTTAGTTCGTCTATTGTAGCAGACCACCCTCCTGCTCCACGTATCAAACATCTCAAGGAAGTTATCGCAAAAGATACACCACCTCCACGATGCTTTGATCCTGAGCCTGATGGTGCTTCTGGAAATATGAAACTAGGAACTCAATGCTCTTACTGCGCATTTAAAACGGAATGCTATCCGTCTCTACGTACATTCTTGTACTCTAGCGGCCCGCGTTATCTCACAACCGTAAAGAAAGAACCAAATGTTTATGAAATCAAAAAAGACAGTTAGGGTTTCATGCGGGCTATTTGTGGATACAGAAGGTAATGTGTATTCGCCAGAAGGTTTACCCCGCACACAATATTTCGACGCCGGGTATTATAAAGTTTCTTATAAGAAAAAGTTTTATAAAGTCCACAGGCTAGTTGCTGAAGCCTTTTTAGGAAACCTAGAACTAACTGTTAATCACAAAAACGGCAATAAACTTGATAACCGCTTAGAAAATCTAGAGATGGTTTCTCTTTCAGACAATCTTAAACACGCTTTTGAAAACGATTTACACTGTAACCCTAAACAACCCGTTGTGGCAATTAATGCTGAAACAGCTGAAAGTGTTAAGTTCGAATCTGTTATGGACGCGGTTAGATGTTTTCCAAAAGCTCATAACGCCAACATATACAGGGCTATACGAACTGGAAGAACTTGCGCAGACCACTACTGGAGTTTCTATGAAAGCTAAGAGAAAGTACAGGAGTGGGTATGAAGAACGAGTAGCTCTGGCTAATCCTGAAGCTGCTCACGAGCCGTCTGAACCTGTCGTCAAGTACACTCTCACTAAGAGGTATATCCCTGATTTCGTTCTTGACAACGGCATTATTGTAGAAGCTAAGGGCTACTTCGAAAGCAAGGATCGTACGAAGATGATTGCTGTTAAGCGACAGAATCCACATCTCGATATTCGGTTCTTATTTCAGAAAGCAAACAATCGTATAACAAAGAGTCCTAACAGTCGTATGTATTGGCAATGGTGTGAAGACAACGGTTTTCCTTGGAGCGAGGGGACCACTATCCCGAAGGAATGGTTTGATGAATCAAAGTAAAATTAAGTATCTTAAGCAACGAGTAGATGAAACTTACAACGATAAGCGCGCCGCTATTACTCTTGAGTACAAGAAGATTGTAATGTCTGCTGATGAAAAGCTTCAAGCTTTGAAAGAAGGGCGTTTCACTTTTAAAGACAGCACCACCAGTAAGTACGGGCACTACATCGAAGACTTTGTAGTTTTCGAAGAAGCCCCTGAGCCGAACCTTGCCGAGCGTGACGCTAAATTGGCAGAACTTCTAAAGAAGAAGACGGAACTCCTAGACGAGATCGTTCTAGGTGATGAAGAGAACGCCCTACAACTGCTGCGAGGTTTTGCTGGTGATTGAAGAAGAAACAGTTACAATTTCGAAGTCGTTTTATGAAAGTCTTCTTCGAACAGAGAAAGAACTGC